GACTTGCCTAAATGTAGCAAGTGCGGTCTTCTTTCTACTAAGAGAATCGAGATAAGATTTATACAGGGCGAAGAGATTTCGTCAATAGCGGGCAATTGTTGTGACAGTTGCGAAGATGATTTAAGCAGGGAGTTTAATCCATTATGGATTCCTCCCTTAGTTTTTGAACAGGAGAAATAAATATGAAAGATGTATTGATATTTTGCGGATATACTTCCGCATATAGTTTGATGAATGACCACATGAATAAAGCAGAACTGACAGACTTGTTAGAATCTCTAGTAGATAGTCCCGAAGATGCAGTTGATTTTGTTAGGGAAGAAGTAGAAAGAATAGCAGCCGATTATTTTGATTGGGTAGACCATGAAAGGATGAAGAGTAATGCAGATGAAGAAGCCTATCAAAGATATAGAGATGGTGATTAATATGAGTGGTAGAGCAAAGAGACTAGGAAGAGTAACTAGACAAGAAGCGAATTGGTTAGACGCACTAGAAAGAAGTGATTTAGATACTTCGCTCCCCTTTAGTGGAACTGATGCTGCTAGAATGGTGGCAATAACTCCTAATAAAAAAGGGCACATAATGAAAATGATTCCAATACCTAGGAAAATGACTAGGCTATTGATTAAGAGCCCTAACTATGTTAGGTGGAATTATTCCAAATATAAGCATGGAACAGTTTACTGGGTGAGAGTAGATGACTAAATATACAGAAGATGATATTGGCAATATAGTAACTATTGAAAGAGACAATGGTACACTAATTGATGAACGAATTGTAATGGTTTATTGTCAAGTTTGTGCGGCTAGATTTATCGGGCCGATTAGAGAAGCAGGTGGTTTCCTTGGGGGCCATGATATTTTTCACACATGGGAATTTAAGATTGAATATGAAACAGAATTGGAGGCATAAATATGACTGATATAATATGGAAAGAAGGAGAAGGATTGAAGTACGGATTACCTGACCAAGATTGGGCTACTAGGAAACTACTAACAGTTTATCCAACTAAGCATGGTTGGAGAGTAACAGTTTGCTGGGGCGATACTTGGAATCACTTAGTAATTAAAACACATGAGAAGTTCGAACCGTGTTTTAACCAAGCAATCCGACAAGCGGTTAGAGAAGGCTGTCCTAAAGAATGGCTACCCGAACCTTTAGACGGTGTTGATTCGGAATGAGTTTTGGAAAAGAATTTGTACCTAGTCTAAGAAGAAGCGGTATCATTGCCATGAAGGTAAATGTTGCTCCGATTATTATGGGTAGAGACGAAGCAATTTCTTCTCTAGTAGAAAAGATAGGATGGAGAGGAATACCTTACATCCATAATCTAAACAAAGGTAAAACCAAATCACAATTAACTATGGCGGCAAAATACCTTTCCTATTATGGTTATTTTGAACATCAGCCACAATCTAGAGAGCAGTGTGTAGAATACTACAAAGACCAACTAGAAGTTTGGGATGCTTGTGCTTACTTAATTGACAAGCATTTCCCAGAATTTAATAATTTAAAAGGTGAATAAAATGAATATATTTGCACTATCAGAATGCCCAAGAGAATCAGCACAAGAAATGCTAGACAAGCATGTAGTAAAAATGCCGACTGAAACATGTCAAATGCTACATACTAATATACTCTACATGAGGTTTATTTCTGAATGTCGCTATGAACCATCATTGGCGGAACTAAAGATATATCATAAAATGATTAATTCTAGACTAATGAAACCGGCTATGTTAAATCATCCTAGTACCATTTGGGCAAGGAAGTCTTTAGATAATTTCAATTGGCTACTAGCACATGGTAAGGCCCTTTGCGAAGAATTTACTTTTAGATATGGTAAAAGGCATGGTTCTTATGATAGGATTCTTGATGTTGTCGATTACGGTAAGTTGCTTAGAAGTCACGATTTTACTTGTAAAGAATTAACTCCGGTAACAATTGCTATGGATGACTATTACCGATTAAGTCCCCAAGAGAATACATGGAACTTTGTTATAGAAAGTTATAGACACTATTATTTACAAGGTAAATGGAAATTTGCAACTTGGAAAAATGGCAGGGCTCCTCCTTGGTGGCCAGCAGACCACTACAAGAATATGAGAAATTCTGAAATAAAAAAGAGTAATGAAATATTTGGTACTAATACGGAGATGATTGAATGATTGAAGTAACTTGTAATAAATGCGGCTGGCAAGGAGAAGAAGAAGATTTAGTGATGTTTGAAGATGGGGATGGTATTGGGAAAGGTTGTCCTACTTGTAAAACAGATTGCTATTTAATGGATAAGGAGATGATTGAATGATTGAATGTAGAGAATGTAAAGGTAACAACTTTATCAAAACCTTTTGCCATGCGACAGAGAGATTTGTTTATGACGATTGTTGGGATTGCCTTTCTGAAGAAATGTACGCAATAGAAATGCAAGAGAAGATTACTAAAATACTTATTAGTGAACCTAGTGAGGAACTACTCACTACTATTAGCGGTGTATTAGTTAGGACGGTAATTGAAAATAAAGAAGGTGCATTAATGCACAAAGATATAGAAGAGATATGGAATTTAATGAGGGATTAAAATGGAAGTAGAATTTAGAATAATAGATGATGAAGAATTACCTGCGGTAATTATTAAAGAGAACGCAAACGGAAGTCCGGAGATATTGATTAACAACTATCATAGGCTTTGGCTATGTTTGCAGCGAGGAACAATTGCTGGGATTTTTGAAGTATTCCCAAAGAAACTAACAGAGATGTTAGATGCTTATTTGAGAGAGCAATACCAATACGAGATAATGGATAGAGGTGAATAATAATGGTAGCACTACATAAAATGGAAAGTAAGTTCGGTACTTGTATCGAATGTAAGAAAACCCAAGGCTCTACTAGTTGTGATAAATGCAGGGGGCCAAGTTGTCCTTCCTGCGTATGTATCATTCCTAAAAAACAAGGGGAAGTAGAAATAAGACATAAGAGTTGTATAAGAGGTGGAAAATAATGGATGAATTACTAATTAAACCTAAGAGAAAATTAGGTACTGGAAGATATGATAGGAAACTAATCGAGAGGATGGTTGATTTATCTGTAGCAGATGATTATGAAGAGGCTTGTAAAGAATGGATTGCCACCGGTAAAGTTTACTGGGGAGATATCGAAGTCCCCGAATGGTGGGAAGATAGAAAGGGCGAATGTCTTTGTGGACATAGGATTGTATATCACTTTGAAGTAGAAAATACTGAAAATGGAGAAATGATTTTAGTTGGTTCCGACCATATTAATTCCTACCATATTCTAAAGCAGATAGCACTATCTACTGGAATGCAGGAAGAGATGATTACTGATGAAATGATTGATGAATGGATGAAGGTAAGAGTTGCTTCTATGATGCAAACCGCTTGGTGGCATAAACATGGAGAGCATTTTACTGAAATGTTTGAAGCCGTTAAAGAATATGATGTCAGAGTAAATGTTAGAGTTCTAAAGTGGGAATACGATGCTAAGGTACAAACTAGGCGACCTGTTACTGCGATAAGGAAAGCAGGTAAAGGAAACTATGGCGAAGATGGCCACACTATGGCATCAATTGTTTGGAGATGGAATCATCCCGACAATCCCAAAGCGCAGATAAACACTAGGGGATATCCTACCGAGAAACTATGGCAGGATTTGGTTCTATTCAATCTTAGAATAGGAGAGTATAAGCAGCAATGTGAGATAGAAGATATGCAATTGGATGTCTTAATGTCTCTAAAGGAAAAGAGAGAATCTCTTAGAGCGGCGCAATATACTATGTTAAGAGAAGATAAGGATAGATTGGCAAGAGAAATGTTTGCTAAGGTTTGTGAATACTACGGACTTCCGGACTTTTACAATATATCTACCGACCATATGACTACTTGGGAGAAGAATTTCGTCGGGGACATGAGGGAAAGGGTTACTAGAGGCTATGGCCACATACCCCATCTTTCGGCCCAGCAACTACAAACCCTTGATAAGATTATCAAGGGCGAAGATACTCCATCTACATACAAGCAACAGAGATATTTGGTAAGGCTTGGATATGAAGGAGAAGTAGGAGAGTTAGGTCAGAGAGAGGCTAGTCAAATAATTGACAATATATTGGCTTCGGGTGGCAAACCCGAATACTAAACGCAGGGCTTTAATAGGTAATGCGAACTAAAAAAAATAGAAGAGGTGAATGATAAATGATAAGTTTAACAATTTTGAATGAGACAGGACATACATCACTATCCCTAGTGGCTAGTGAAGTAATAGAGCAGATTAATACCCACCCTACGGATTGGGTATTTATTGACGGAGAAATGGTATCGAGAGAGAACATTTCATCTGTTAACTGGGATGATGTCGAATCGGTTGTTTTAACTCCGGCTATCGTCGGCGGTTGAAATAACTAAGTAAATAGGGAGGGTAGTAATGGGAAACTACTCTCCCTTCCCTTGGGGTTGTATTATGTTTTTTAAAAATGAAAGGCAATGTATATCGGTGATTGAAACTTTCATCGAGGAACTTAGCCCTGTTAACAGGACTAAAATGGAGTTGGTTATCTCTTTAGATAACTCTCCAAAGGAAAAGATATTTGCAATTACTTCCGTATTTAGAGAATGCCTATGGGACATTCCGGAAGCAGTTGAGATGGGATTCTTCGAATGGATGGCAAAGAACATACCCGAAAGAATAGAAGCAATAGAATACTATGAGGCTTTAAAATGAAAGACAAAGACCCCAATTATACTCCTAGTGCTTGGTCGTACAAGAAAAGAATAGCGACTAAGTGCAGAATATGTGGTAAGCAGTTAGTCTTACCCGAAGAAATGAAGAAAGAAATACACGATAATTGTGATAATAATTTAAGTAATAATACATATATGATGTGATAAAATGAGAATAACAATAGTAAATACAGACAGAAGTACTCTAATAACAGAAATAACTTCAGATGGGGGCCTAGTCCTACCAATGCGCCGAGAAGTATCGGGAAGAGTTCAGACCAAAGGCGACCCTATTCATACGAGCCTAACTAATCTCTTTTCTAGACAGTTAAAGAAAAACTATGGGGAATGGGAAACTGTTCTTACTATAGGTGGGTTGCCTATACATGTAAAATACGATGGTAAGTATTATGTCATGGGTAAGAGCCATAGTCTGAAATTAATATCTTCGGCCTTGGCTAGAGTTGCCTACAGTGCTGCTGTGGGCGAGACGGATTCTTCTAAATTGCTAAGTCTTTTGTTTACTAATATGGAAGTTCCGGAGCCTATCTCTTATGCTATTGAGAATAGGGCCCCTTACCATTTCTATGAAAACTACAATAAGGTTGAGGTTAGATTAAATGTAGAAAAAATAGGCTCTACCAAATATGCAATAGAAGTTTCCGATTCGGTGTGGGGAGAAATAGCCCAAAAGGATTTAGTGACCTTTGTTAATTCGTATAGGGATGGAAGTAGAAGAGGCAATTGGAATAACCTTTCGCCTAAAATGTTATTTTGTAAATTAATGGAAAGAGAGCCTAGCGAATCAGAATTAAAGTTGATGAAGGCGTTCCTTTCACAAAACAGAACTAGCGATATAGTGGAAAGGAGAGCCAAGGAATTAGTTGAGGAAATATGTGAAAATTTCCCGAAGACTTTCTTCTATCATGTTGAAGAAGAAGGGGCAATAATCAAACCAAAGAGACATGAAAAGGTCATTAAGGGGAAGCATTATTTTAGAACTGATAAGCAGACAGTAGGCTCAAATAATAACGAGTGGCTATTTATTAGGGGTAATTCGTATGATTGGAAGATTAGGAAGTCTAGCAACCAAGAAAGTACCCAATCGGTACAGACATATATTTGGCAGAGATTCACTACAAGGATAAAAGTCGGTCAAACAGAAAATGAGAGTGGAGAATGGATAGATGTCTTCGAAATCACTTATCATTACGGATGGGCTGGCCCTATATGTGTAGATAATATGAATTTTAATGGGGCTACTAGCGTAGGCGACCAAATGGTGGCTAGAGGATTCGCTTTCATGAATGATAGTGCTACTATTCGTTTAGTTAGTACGATTAACTCTTATCTCAATGAAAGGGATATGAGTAAGAACCGATTAGACTTTGAAGATTTAATTAAAAACGACTTGGGTCGATTACTATGACATGTATAGAGTGTGGAAATAATAATTTTAGTTTTGATGAAGTAATGGGAGAAAGAATCTGCGACGATTGCGGCTTGGTTGAAATAACCGAATTGTTTGAACAAAGCGTTTCGCAATTCAACCCATCCGGAGAGGTAGTTAGAGAGTCTACCTTTAGGAATACTTTAGGAACCACTAACAGAAACAGATACGATGCTTCTGAAACTAACATACAGACAGGGTTGGTATATTGTAATCTAGTTCTATCGTCTATTGCTACCAATCATCCTCTAAGAGATAGAGTAGAAGAATGCTATATTTCTTTATTTAGAGGGCATGTGTTTAGTAATAAATATAGTTACGAGACTAGGGCAACGGCATTAGTGTATTATGTTCTGAAAGAAAACGGAATACCTATCAAACTTAGAGAAGTTAGAAAGGAATTCGAATGTGATATGAGAAAGGTCAACCGCCTAACTAGGGCAATAGCAAAGCACTTTGGTAACTCTAGTGTATATGCTAGAGACAATACGGTTTCGATGTTAGATAAAACTTCTAGGGCTATTTATGATAGTGCTGAATTTATTACGCTATGTCAAGAAATGCACATAATGTTAGAGCCCATCCTAGAGGCAAGCAATTTTACCAAGGGCAGAACATATTGTGCTGCTGTTTGTATGATAGTGGCAAAGGCTAATCTAATGCAGATAACCCAAAAGGAGTTGTCAGAAAAAACAGGATACGATGTTTCTACAATCCGTATTCAAGCAAAGAAGATATTACAGATGTTAGGTTATAATAGCCTAAAACAAATTAGTGGAAAAACAATAGGAGAAATGATAAAATGATAGAAGAAGAATGGTATGAATATTATGTATATTTAGAAGAACTTAGACAAAGTGGAGTAACCAATATGTTTGGTGCTTCTCCCTACCTGCAAGAAGCATACGGTTTAAATCGAAGAGAAGCCAGTAAGGTTCTAGTTAGTTGGATGGAAAACTACAATGAACTTGTAGAAAGAAAAATAATTGTGAGGAATTGAAATGAGAAGAGTATTAATTATAGGCGCAGGTGGAATTGGAAGTTTTCTAATTCCGCTTCTGAAGAAGACGGGACTGTATTCTATTACAGTAGCAGACCCCGACATAGTAGAAATGAAAAATATACCGTATCAGAATTACGGCAAAGAGGATGTTGGGGATAATAAAGCATCAGTGATGCACACTAGGTTTAATTTAACAACCTGCATACCGCATAAAATTCTAACTACTAAGCAAATGGAAGGATTCGATTTGGTTATATCTTGCGTAGATAATCTAAGTCTTAGGAGAACCATGTACCGAAGTAATTTTAATTGGCTAGACCTAAGAGCACAAGGCCGCAATGCTGCGTTTATATCTTCGGACTCTAGTCCGGATATGTGGGACACTATGTTGGCTGGGCCGGATGGAAGTTTTTCTTGTCAAGGAGATTCTTGGGATGGAAGTAATAAAAATGTTCACTTTATGCAAGTGGCAATTGCTGGAATGGCGGCAGAATGGATTCAAAGATGGTTCAATGCTGAAGATGTTGGGCTTTTTAAGGTGGTAAATGTATGACTGAAATGATGAATGATGATTTAGGCCCCGATTACAAAGTTGGGATTGTATCTGAATGGGAATTAAATCCTGAAGTTACGGCGAAGTTCCTATCAGAAATATGGAAGTCTTCTACAGAAATACTTCCAAAACTGGAAGTACAGGTAGTCATTGATGGTAATGACAGACTACATATTAGTAGTGGTACTGCTGGATATGTTGATTTTAAAGTAGACCCAGTAGGAATGAAACTTCCCATCAAATGTTGGATTCATACGCACCCATTCGGTTCCGCCTATTTTAGCAGTACTGATATTAGTACGGTTTCTATTTGGGAACCTATGATGAAATCTGCAATAGTAGTGGGTGGAGAGGGGCACTATGGTCGTTGGAATAATATAAGTCCGAAGCAGTTGATGATTTATAACGACTACCGTTTTGAGAGAGTTCAGAGTTGGGAATATGATTCAGTAATGCCAAGTGCTTCTTCAGTCATTCCGATTGATTACGAAAGACTTAGAGAAATTCTGTTAGACTACGATTTTATTACAGAACACGAACTCATAAATGCAGAAGAATTACTTAGACTAGAGCAGGGGGAAGAGGAATGAAACTTAGGCACAGAAGAATGGAGAAGAAACTTCTAGAAGCAACGGAGGTCGGGCAAGAATTGACTTCTGACCAAGCGATAGATATTCTGAAAAAACTAATAGGGCCTGTTAAAGATAGAAGTAGTTACCGCCATCAGACTATGGCGTTTATTCCTACAATGCAGGGCATGGCCTACCTACTAAGAATATCTAACCACTTTACTAAATGCGAAGTAGGCATGAGAAAAAAGAATGTTTGGAGGAGAATAGTATGATACAATGGACGGTTAGAAAACTAATTGGTTTAATGGGAAGGGTGTATGTTTTCTTGGATAAGTTTCTAGACCATGATACTAGAGAAGTATTAGGGACTCCTATAGACGAAGATTTTCAAAATATGTCTAGGCGAGAATTGTGCAGATACATTGAAATCAAGTTAGGCTGGAAAGATGATGCCTTTTGGAATTTAGAATCTACTCAAAAGATTAGACTATGTTGCCAAGTAGCACGGTTGAATAGATTTAAGTTAGGTGAAGAAGAATGAACTTAGGGACTTTAAAAAAAGGTGACGCATTACAGAATATACATCTAGGCGTTAAGGCTACAGTTAAGTCAATCGAAAAGTTCACTAGGGGAAGCAAAAAATATACAATTTTTGTGCTAAATAACGATACAAGATGGAACGGGTATCATCTAATTAATAATTGGGAGTTGGCTAAATGATTAAAACGATAGGGAAATGGGTTGCCTTTCTCCCATTAGTGGAAGAAAGTGCTAGTGGAATAAAGAGCGAGAGCCTAGATAAAGGAACCGTTTTATTTGAGATGAAAGAAGTTACCAACGGACTAAAGGTTGGAGATAAGATACACTTTGATATTAACAAGGTTGCACATAAGAGTGGCGACTATTGGGTTATTGATATAGATTATATTTACGGGGTGGTTGAATGATTATACATGGTAAAGAAGTAAAGGAAAAATTACTACAGGGAATTAACTTAGTAGCAGATACAGTAAAACCTACTCTTGGCCCACAAGCAAAGACGGTTATCTTACAAGGTAATCCTCCTGTCATTATTAATGACGGAGTTACCATTACCAAGTATATTTCTCACCCCGACCCCTATGTTAGTTTAGGGGTTAAGATGGTTCAGAATCTTGCAATGCAAGCACAACAAAATGCAGGTGATGGTACTACTACCGCTTGTATTATTGCTCAAGCATTGTGTAATGGTTTAGCAGAACTAGATGCAACAGACTTGCACCATCTTAGATTAGAGATGGAGAGCATTAGGAATGCTGTTCTAAACAGTTTATCAGACCAAGCGATAGAAGTTACAGATGAAACTATAATTGATGTCGCCACTATTGCATCTAATAACGATGTTAGAATGGGTAAATTGATTGCAGAAGTATTATCTCATGTAGGTAAGGATGGAGTAATAACTGTAGAAGAAGGAAACCAATTAGAAACTTCTTATGAAGTTAAAGAGGGACTAGAAGTAGACGAAGGATATTTCAGTCACCTTATGGCAAACGACCCTTCGGGAATCTGCGAACTAAAGAATCCGCTTGTACTCACTACCAATAAAAACATCAGTAACTTTTCAGACTTATTACCAATACTAGAATTGGCTTCTTCTAAAGGAAAGCCCGTTCTTATATTCTGTAAAAGTATTCAAGGCCCTGCGCTAAACAATATGATTATGAATATCGTAGAGGGTAGAATAGAAGCATGTGTAGTAACCGCTCCTAATTTCGGCGATGCTCAACTAGATGAATTGGGAGACATTGTTTCTCTGTTAGGTGGAAAGGTATTCAGTGACGAGAATAATTCAGATATTACTTCTGCTACTATTGAAGACTTAGGTACTTGCGAGAAGGCAATAATTACTTCTAGCAATACTACTTTAGTCGGAGGAGAAGGAGATGTATCAGATAAGATTTCGTCTCTGAAAAGCCGCTACGAAGAAATAGAAACCAACTATGATAGAATGCGAATCAAGAAAAGACTTAGCAGACTACAAGGAGGAGTAGCAGTAATTACTGTAGGTGCAGGTTCGAGTATGGAAATGCGTGAAACTAAAGAAAGATTAGACGATGCTCTAAATGCAACAAAGGCCGCTTTACAAGAAGGAATTGTTTTGGGTGCTGGAAGGGCTTTATGGGATGCTTCTAAAGAATTAGATGGAAATGTAGAATTGAATAGAATTGTTATTGATTCTCTAAAGGCTCCTCAATTAATTCTTAGCGGGCATGTACCGTTGGTTCGCCTACTACAAGACAATCAAGGATGGAATGCAGTAAAGGGAGAATATGTAGACTTGTTAGAAGACGGAATCATCGACCCCGTTAAAGTTACAAAGAGTAGTTTTTCTGTAGCCATGTCTATTGCAATGCTATTCCTTACCACTGAAGTAGCAGTATTATTACCGGAGGAATAAATATGGAATGGGCTAAATGTAAATACGAAGGATGTAAGAAAAAAATACTTAAGAACAGTTTGATAACAATCGGAGAACAACCGACTTGGGTAAAAAAAATGATTGAAGGTGGATATTGCATGGAACACGGTGTCCTTTTATTTAAGGAGGAAGACTAATGTTCGATGACAAAACAATCGAAAGAATGACTATTGTTTATACAGATGGCTCTATGACCATTCTAACTAAAAACAAAGACGGTACTATGTCGGTTCAGAGGAGAGAAAAATGAGCAAGAAGAGGGCCGTCACCGTAACTTTACCTGCGCCATATGCAGCAGAAATTAAATGTCCTATATGTAGCGGCAATAAATGTAAGGTGTGTAGCAATACAGGTAAGATGAAAATAGAAGTCGCCCCGAAGATACCAATTCAAAGGGCGCACATCATCAAGTATGTAATTGATAACATACACGAAGTAGCGGGAGAACTCACTAGGATGTATGGGCTAACCCCCGAAATACAAACGAGGGAAATAGTAGAGGTCGAAGATGGCCAATATGAAATAGTTCAGATATCTAGTTTGGGCGGTGCTTGTTGGGTTGTTAATAGATTGGATTCCTTAGAGTCTCCTAGATATTTCATCTCAAGAAAGGACTTAGAGAAATTTAAAGGAGGGTTAATGATTGAGTGATTTAACATTACAAGGAAGGGTGGCTAGAAATGCTACAGATGAAATACAGATATATTCCGGAGAATACTGGAAGAAACAAGTGGTAGACTTTAGATGGTATTCTAATGATAAGCCTACAAAGAAAGGCATTAGGATGAATCTAGAAGAAGCGACTAGAGTACATGCGATACTAACTAGAATACTAAGAGAGGCTGATTTAGATGTGGAAAATAATTAAAATATACAAAGACGACAAGGAATTTGTTGCTTGGACTAAAAGAATAGAGAAGAAACTCAAGGGAGAAGTCCTTAGCCAGTTTAAAGAATCATGGCCCAAGGTTAGAACTAATAATGAAGCAATAAAGGGTTCATTTGTCTACTATTGGGAAATGCGTACTGGGGCTGGCCAAATACATAATATGGCCCAGCCAATGTCTATCGGATATCTAGCATATTTGGCAGATGGCGCACAAGCAGCAGGTAGAGAAGATATCATAGAAGTTTTAAACAATATGATTATGAACATACCTAGGATAAATCTTGAGATAACTAACGGGTTAGTTACTAAGATGAAAGGTGACAACCCTACTGAAGAAGGTGTAGTGGATGAAGAGGAATGAATGGATTCGTATTGGTAGTAAATTAACCAAATTAGCGAATAATAAAAACAATAGCGTACTATATCCTTTTGATGATAAAGAAAAACAACTGATAAAGGAAATGATAATAATAATAAATGGAGTGATAAAATATGACGATGAAGAAGTTAGCGAGACTGTTAGAAGCGACGAACTACAAAACTCCAACACAACAACAGGCTTTAGTTTCCAAAGAACTAGAGAAATTCGAAAATAGGCCAGCCCTATTTTCTATTCTTTCTATGGAATATGAAAGTAATAACATAGGACTGTCGAAGGCTAAGAAGTGGATAGCGAGGGCCTTGAATATATTTGAGGATGAAGTTGATTCAATGTATGCCGCACTAAATGATTTGGGCGATGCTATTTATTCTTTAGATAGTAGCCAAACATCAGAAACCGAAATAGGTTTGGGCGAAGTACTTTCACTACTACAGATAGAATGTAAGGGGATAGACTCTAGTGAATTTAATACCTTTAGCCTGTCCTTTAATTCTATGTCTTCATTGGAAAGAAAATGGTTCGTTAAATATTGGCTAGGTGTTCCTAGAAATGGTATAAACATTGGCAATGTTCAAAAGATGTTGGCTAAGGCTTATGGTAAAAAATTATCAGAAGTTAAACACCATACTAATTTTAATTCTATTCAAGTGACTACTAGATATTATGAGATGAAAGAAGAACCGTCATGTTCTTTGCAGCATGGTAAGTTTCTAAAACCAATGCTAGCAAAAGAAATTCCTATGAAAAAGTGGCCCAGAGATAAGATTGTCGATTATAAATATGACGGCAATAGATATCAAGTCCATAGAAAAGGCGAGAGTGTTATTGTTTTCAATAGAAAAGGCAGAATCGTAACCCCACAATTTTCAGACATAGTGAATCTTGTAAAAAATTACAGTGTCGATTGTATTCTAGATGGTGAAATCTATCCGATTAAGGAAGACGGTAGCCCTGCGGAACACAAAAGGATGGGAACTAGGGTTCACTCAAAAGACCATGCTAAAGCAGTACAGGATTGCCCTGTAAGATGGGTGGCCTTTGATGCTCTAATGGTGGGTGGAGAAACTCTTACAGATTTGCCCTATCATGAAAGACTAGAAAAGATGTCAATGATACCCGACCAAGCACATAGAATGGAAAAGGGTGGTGATGTTTTAGCATTCTATAACATTGCAATTAATGATGGGTTCGAAGGAATCATTGTTAAAGATGCTAACCATAAATATGAGTCAGCCAAGCGTTCTACTTCTTGGGCTAAGTATAAGCCTCCTAGAATTGATTTAGATGTAGTGATTACTTCTGCTAGATACGGAGAAGGGGCTAGGGCAGGATTCTTTGCTTCTTTCGATATAGCAGTAAAGAGTGAAGATGGTTTCATGAACATAGGTTCTGTAGGAACTGGACTATCAGAAAATGAAATGTTTGTATTAACAAATAAGTTACGAACATTGGTAGAGGGATATAAGGGAGATACTTATTTATTCTTACCAAAGGTGGTAATAGAAGTTACTGCCGATTTAATCTCAAGAAATAGTAAGGGAGATATTGGTCTAAGGTTTCCCCGAATAGTAAAGATAAGAGAAGATAAATATGTAGCAGATATTAATACAGTATCAGATGTAATTCAGACTATGAATGGATTTTGATATAATGCTAGACCCCGAAATACAGACTTGGTGCGAGAAATACGAAAGAGTGAACACTTATTCCTTTATGGTTTATGGTGACATAAGTGATGAAGAAATAGAGTTTGTAGGAGGCGGGGTTAAAATCCACCTTCTATCAAGAGGAGTAGACCCACCAATGATGTTATTTTCTAAGGGTATAGATGAAGAAGAAGCCAAGTCCCTAAACATTTACAGGGGAAATAATGTAACAGTAGTTGTTGCAAATTGTGAACTCTCGGAATATATCATAGAGATTATGCTAGAGGGTTTAAATTTTCTTAGATTTAAGAGTGAGTGTTTAGGTACGGGACAGGTGACAAATTATGTTTAGTAAAGAGGTTATGGTTGGCATTTTTATCGGCGTTGCTAATTGTGATGTTAGAATAGAATCAGACTATAGAAGTACATTGGGATATCAAGTAAGGCCTAAGATTCAGATTAGAGGGGAATTGGATTTCCTTAATCAAATTAAAAGAACTCTATTACAATATAATGTTAAGTGCCACATCAAAGAAAGGGAGTCTAAACTAAGACAGAAACCAATACTAACTATTTCTAGAATAAAGGATTTAGTTATTATAAGCAATATAATTCCTCCGGAATATTCTGATGCAAGAAATCAGTGGCCGGACTTCAGAACCGTAATAAATATAATGAATGATAAAAGACATCTTAGCCTTAGTGGACTAGATGAAATATTAAAAATAAAGGGATTGATTTAATGGGACTAACCAATATGAATAAAGATAGAACTATAGTAATTACCGGAAAGAATGGAAGCGGTAAGTCTACTATGGCAAAGGAGATGTTTGAAGATGCTATTATCTACTACGCTAATGATATGGAAATACTTGATATTAAATCGCTACCGAAGGAAAGAGGAATAATAATAGAAGACATACACTACAAGCCGAAGAAAGACGAGATACTAAATGTTCTTAGAAACTATGGCGGTAAAGTGGTAATGACTTCGTTGAATCAAAAAAGTATTCCTGCTGATATTAAGAATAAGGTTAAGTTCAAGAGAGCAGGAAACAAACAATACCTAAGAGAACAGATTAAGGAACTAGCACCTAGATGCGAAGAACCCCTTTCATTGGAAAGAGATACATTCTCTTTAGTAATGGAATACATGAAGCAAAGTGATAGGAACTTAGTTGCTAAGTTATTAAAAATTAACAGGCCAGCAGACACGCAGATTATGTCTTGGCTTGTAGAAAACATCCACCCGAATAGATTGATATTCGCAGATGGAGTCGTTAAGAGAAAGTGGCCACTGAACTACTTTTACGAAGTGTTAGCATATGCTTACATAGGTAAGAATTACAGTAGGCCAGCATTTCCTAAACGCAAAGCATATTCCAAAATACCTTCTCTATGTAGAAGGTTAAAACTAAGAAGCGGAGACGAAAGACTTCTTCGCCAATTATGTAAAGATGAAGACTTTAGCCGTTGGGCTAAAACCAAACTAAACAATAGTGAGTGTAGATTACTCGGTCTTGGTGAAAAGAAGATAAGAAAATCTAAACCTAAAATAAAAATAAGTAAGTTAAGTGATTATTATGATGAAGGAATGCGTGGAAAGAAAAACGATTGATATTGATAAAATAAGAATGAGGTCTTTAGCAGGATTTTTTGTGATAAACCTTTGGATATTTCTATTCTATATTGTATTAGTAATAGAAATGAATAACGGGTATCATGATGGAGACTTTACAGAATTATTATTCTGGCTAACATTGATAACTCACACGACAGGATTTCCTTTAATCTATTATATGTTCTACTATCCTCAGTTTTGGTATGCTCAAATGAGAGCCGATGTAAGAGAAGTTGAAGTAATAAAAGAAGTCGAAGTGCTTAGGGAAATAGAAGTAATAAAAGAAGTTCCTGTGTTTAGGGAACAGCAGCAACCTAGTGTTGTAATAAGAAATGTAAATGTAAAAGACGGAGTAATGATGAACGATGCTATGGACTGAGAAATATAGGCCCGCTTTACTAAGCGGAATAAAAGGACAGGAACACTTCGTAATGGATGCGGAGAATTGGGTAGAATTACAGAACATGCCAAATGTTTTGTTTTACGGTACTTCCGGTACAGGTAAAACTGCGGCAGGTTTAGCCCTAGCAAAAACATTACTTGGTGAAAATGCACTAGATAATTTCTTTGAGATTAATGCTTCTGACGATAGAAGATTAGAAACTGTTAGAACTAAAATCAAAGAGATTGCCCAAAGCGGTAAACTTGGTAATGTTCCATTCAGAATAATTCTATTAGATGAAATGGATGGAATGACCAACGATGCACAAAACGCATTGAAAAGAATTATGGAAAGATATTCAGACAATGTTAGATTTATTATTACTTGTAATGATAGAACTAAAATTATATTCGCACTACAAAGTAGGTGTGCAAACTATCACTTCAAGCCTCTTGTACCGGCAGTAGTCGGTTCAATTTTAATGGACATTTTGGACAAGGAGAACATACCTAACAGGCCAACCGAGTCCGAGATGCAGGGCTTTATAGGTGTTTATGGAGGTGACTTAAGGAGAGCAATCACCGAGTTACAGGCGGCAATTGCATCTGACAAACCACTGAAGGTACAAGTCCAAGAAGGACTACAGGAATATGAAAATATAATTAATGAACTTATCAATAAAAATACTGACATTCTTACAACACTACACAACTTACTATACGACGGTAAAACCGTCAAGGATATTTGTGTTTCTTTGCATGATGTTATTATCAATGCTACTTTAGATGGAAATGTAAAATACAAATTTTTGAGAGTGATAGGAGAAAGTGAATACCGGTCTACTACTATGACACCGAGAGTTTTACTCTCATGGATGGTAGGACAATTAATATGAAAAAGGAGGAATCTGAAAATGGATGAAAAAACGAAAAACGAAGTAGAGCAAGGAGCAAGTCTTCTAGGTCTTAGTGTTGAAGATGCACTGACCAAGTATGGAGATATTTGCAGAGAGAACGGGGTAGATGCCCAAAGCCCAATCGGTTTAGGATTATGGCGAAGCCATGTTGCCCAAAGCCGTAGGCAGAAATCTAAACCTAGTGGTGGGGGAAATAACCAATTGTCCAAGAAGGCATTTGGTTTCTTTATCTCACTAGAGTCTCCTAGAGACACTATGGTTTGGAACAGAAACAAGGCTAAGGAAGAATACGGTAGAAATCCGGATGCGGCTTTAGAAGCAGGGCTAATTGCAACTGCTGAAGAAACTGACGGTGGATGGAAAATCCTTAGAGTGTTCAAGGGCGATTACCAAGAAAGAATCGTTAAGTCACTACCCGAAGGCGCAGAAGAAATTGATGGGAATACTATTATTCCTTTAGATGCTACTGACCGCTATCCTAACGGTGGGACAAACCGCAACTTTGGAAAACCACTACCAGCACAAGAATTCCGTAGAACCGGAGTTTTCTATGGTATGGTTGGAGACAGTACAGAAATGAAACCGTATTTCTTTTCTTACAAGAAAGATGGTTGTCTAGAATTTGCACCAAATTGTTTCGAGTATCTACACATGGTTGTAATTAAGAATGAAACATCGGATGACATTTATGGTTATACTGAAGTTACTAAGGCTAGCCTAGTAATGAATGAAAACCTAGACCCTGAGAATTCAGACTACAGGGATATGTCTAACTTCGATTATGTTTCTACTCTTACAGAAGTATTTTCTGATAAGATTGCAGAACTTGTAGATATTGATAGGCAACATGCTAACTTAGCAATGCTTCCGGTAAAACAGAGATATGTTATTACTGACGGTACTGTTTGTAATATGAACATGACTCCATTTGGAAATGGAAACCGTGTCCTAAACATTACTGACTTAAATGCAGAGTTCGATTATGAAGGTGGAAATAACATGACTACATGTTGGGTTCCCGAACATATCGGAATTGATTTTGGTATAGGAAGTAACATTATTGTTATTGGAAGAACTTCTCAAAGACAAGGAGACGACGGGCCGGAACCAGTTACAATTAATGTATCGGGACTTCTAGTTGTAGAAAGAGTTGGCTCTCCTGTAGAAATTGAGCAGACTGAAGAAGCCAACGACGATTGGTTTAGTTGAGTTCCAAAGGGGATTACGCCTCTTCAACAATTAGTGTAAATATATTCTAATGGGAAAAGAATGATATTCGAGTGGGTGCGAAGCCCATGTTTTTAATGAGGAATTATAATGAGTGAATTAATAGATGAAAGATATGTAATGAAGGCTGGCAGTTATTTGGCAGACTTATCCCTTGTGGAATTTATTACATGGAGACAGAACGACGACGGAATTCTATTGAAGTTGCATTTAGGGCAGAAGGAAATAAGGTTCCTTAGTACTAAAGAAATGGCAATTGAAATAATGGGAATTTGGACAAAATTCCGTGGTCAAGAAATAGACTTTACAGAATATGAAATAGGTGGTAAATATGAGTTTAACTAAAATGAAAAAAGAAGTTATGGAAGAAGCAAAGGAAACTGCTGATGCTAAGAAGAAAACAATCTTTGGTAAAAAGCAGGAAGAGTTTAATTCTTCCTTTGCAGAGTATATGAAGAAAAAGCGAGAGAGTAAAAACTCTCGATTAGTTCTAGGTATTTGGGGAGAACCCAAAACTGGGAAGACAGGCATTGCTTTAGATTTCCCCGATAGAAAGATATATGCTTTAGATTGGGATAAGGGTGTAGATTCTACATGGCATGAATGTCACGACTCTACAGATAGAATAGAAGTTTTCTGCCCTATCGAAATGAACAAGGATAATATTGTTGATATTAATAAGAGCGAAGAAAATTCTCTATTATTTATTAACTATGTTAGAGGAAAGATAGAAGCGGGAGAAAAACCTGTATTCGTTTTCGATGGAGTGGATTCTTGGTTTGATTCTTGCATGTTGAAGGTAAATCCTAATCCTAGAGTAGTAACTAAAATCATGCCGTTTATGTATGGTGCTAGAAACAAAACCTTCTACTTCCTAATGGAAGCAGTATTCCAATTAAATTGCGATGTAATTTATATTACCCACGAGACTGAAAAGTACCAAGACAATTCGCCTGTTGGTATGATACCGGCTTGGAGAGATTGGGGTGGAAAACTAGAACAGGAAATACATTGCTCTAGAAAAAAGATTAAGGGAGAAATGCACTACCTAGCAGAACTGCTGGGTAGCAGAACTAACGGAAATCTAGTAGGTAAAATTTGGACTGTTAGAAGTGGTGCAGCACCCAAGGTAGTATGGGACGGAGTACCGGAATTAAAAGAGGGTAAGATATGAAATTTAACATTGATAATAAAATACTAGAAAGAGCATTAGACGACATTCAAGGAAAGGGTAAGTACGGAGTAACAAACAGCAGTTTGGATAATACTATCTACATTTCTCTAGAAGGTAACTTGCTAGAACTATGGAATGCCGACTCTACTCTATCTCTAAATATTAATTTAGAAGTGGATGGAGAAGAGGATGGTGATTTTATCTTCGATGCAAAATATCTACTTCCCTTCGTAAAGAAGTTTAGCGGAGTCTGTAGTTTTGTTGCAGAAGATACCCTACAGGTTTCTTGTAATTCCCAGCAGGTAATAGTCCCAAGAATCATTACCCATTCTAATATGAATGCAATTACTAGAATAAAGGGAATGCTAGAACATGTTAGTTATGAAGAAGAACCGGAAACATTGTTTATGTTCGGCCCTTCTAAATACGAAGCAGTATTCACAATACATTCCGAGGACTTTAAGAAAACAATGGGATTATGTGAATTAATTAAAAGTGGAGTCTATCGTTTAGATTACGCAGAAGAAGCAGCAGTAATTAGCAGTCAGACATCTGCCTCTAATCGCTATCTAGAATCAATGGCAATATCTAATGCCAGTGGAGATGCGGCTGTAGTAGAATGGTCTGGCCCTCTACACAAGTTCTTTGATGGTAAAATCAATGTCTACCTTAGAGACGACTTCCCACTATTATTAGTTGGAGAAGATAGAAGATTAATTCGTGCCCCGCATGTGAGTTGAATAATATGATTATATCCACCATGAGAGATAATAAAAATATATTTCTCTCTTGGCGAGAAGAAGGAGAAAAGAAATGGAAGGTGGAAACCCATCGCCCATATTTTTTTGTAGATGATTCCCATAGGGAAATTAGATTTTACAGGCCTTCTAAATATGTCAAGAGAGAATTTGAGTATGAGAGTGGAGAATGGTTTTCTCTAGAAGGGACTAAACTAAAGAAAGTATATGTCGAGCAAGCAGACGATGTTAGAAATGCAAAGGATATGTTTATTCAGACTTGGGAAGCAGATGTAAGACACCACCATAGATACGCCATAGATAATCTAAAAGAGATACCGGAATACAAAATGCGTAAATGGTATTGGGATATGGAATGGCAACAGGGCGGAGAACATCATGATGAAATTACTACTATTGTAATGTATGATAATTATGATGAGAAGTATTACCAATGGGTATGGCTTCCTATTGATGCGCCATTAGATACTGTTTTTGATACAGGAGTTAGATTTATTTTTAATACCGAAAGAGAAATGCTTGAATCTTTCATTAATACAATGGTAGAGAAAGACCCCGATATGCTAATTGCATGGTTTGGTCTAAAGTTCGATTTGCCTAAACTTATTGATAGATGCTGTGCATTGAGAGTTAATCCACTAAAACTATCTCCGGTAGGAAGAGTGTCTAATGTATTTGCTACTAAGACCGGCTTTAGATTTACTAAAGCGGAGGAAGGATATTCTCCAATCTCCCAGCCCATTGCTGGTAGGATTTGCCTAAATTTAGATTTGGCATTTGAGAGACAATGGAATGATTCCCAAAGAGGAACGCTACCATCGCTAAGTCTAAACTATGTTTCTGAAAATGTATTGGGTAGAAATAAACTTGTCTCGGAAAAGTTTCCGGATGCAAATGAATTCTATCGTAGAGGGTGGTTAGAAGATACGCAAACATATCTGAAATATGCAGTGATAGATGTAGAACTAATGGTAGAGATTGACGAAACTAATTATTGTAGCGAGGCTATTCTTGCACTACAAAGATTACTAGTTGCGCCCTTCGACGCATGTTTCTATGCTAGCCACATGGGAGGAATATATTTTATGAGGAATGCCACATGGAAAGCCCCCACTGGAATTAGGCCAAAGAATAGAATCTGCTCTAATTGCAATACAGTCAATCTTAAGAAAGCAAAGACTTGTAAGAACTGTAAAGAAAGTTTATCCTACCAAGGTGCTATGGTCTATGACCCTCTAAGTGAAGGGACTAATGGCCTACATCATGGCGTGGCAGCATTTGATTTCGCTGGACTCTATCCTTCAATGATATTGGCCCGCAACATTTCTTTCGAAACTATTAGCGATACCCCCACTGAATTCGGGGCGAATCTTGCTACGCCGAAGGACTTCAGCATAAGCGATGCAGAAGACATGGTTTATTTCAAAACCGATAAGTTAGGATTATTACCAACTGCGGTCTTAGAATTGAAAGAATTGCGTAATGAATATAAGGCAAGGATGAAAGAAGCCAAAGGGCAGAACAATGATTCTGAGTATGTTAAGTGGTACAATAACCAAATGGCAGTAAAAAGATTATCTGCGAGTTTCTACGGTATTCTCGCCTTTGCTGGATTCGGTTGGTCGAATGTAACTTTGGCAGAAAGTATTACAGCGAGTGCAAGAGAAGCAATTAGATTAGCAGCGTTTAAGGCAAAGGAGATGGAATAAGATGGAAGTAATTATAGGGTTATTTGCTATTGCGGCACTTCTTATTATTTTTGGTCTTATGGTTAATGTCGCCATATACATATTTATGGCGGTACTAGTCATAGCGACATTAGTTGTATTACTGCCTTTTGATTTATTGTTATATCCTTTTGTAAAGGAAAAGTTCCCAATATCAAGGCTAGTCTTTGCTACTTTGGAAACATGGCCTTTTGGGGGGACTTCTCAAATAGACTCTAACATTCGTAATAAGATATTAGCAATAAAAAGCAATAAGCGAAAAGAAAGGATGCTTAAGAAATCAATAGAGGAAAGAATCTATTGTAAAGTATGCGAAGAGGCTTATTTTAGCCACCAAGCATTGGAAATACATATGATGATGCGACACCCAAAGGAGATGGAAGTATGACAAGTAATAATAATAGATATAAAAAATGTTCAAAAGGATTCAATAAACCAGCAAAAGATAAAATTGCTAAACATTATGGTGTTGAAAGATATGCTTGTATGGCTTGTGGAGTCGAAGATGTTATAGTTGATGGCGCACATATTCAGCCCCTACAACACGATGGTTCTAATGAAATAGAAAATATACATTTATTATGTAAGCCATGTCATGCTGAAAGCGAAAACTTATGGGGTAAAGAATATGAAATATGGCTCGAACTAAAAAAAGAGTTTTATTCAAAAGGGGCGTACAATGCCGTTTATTGTTTAGATGCGTTTAATCGTTTTCTGATATTAGATAGAATTATCCGTTCTGCAAAGAATGCAGCCTATGTTTTGTTTGATGAAAACTACACTCTTCCTGAAGAAGACAGTTTAGATAAAGTACATTGCTTCGATATGTGGGCGAAATTAAATAGTGATTTGGTAAAGGAGATGGAAGTATGAAATGTAAACTATGTGAAAAAGAAATAGAAGGCTACGGCAATTGGTTAAGTAAGGGTGGCTATCGTTGCGATACCTGTAATAGCAGGTATTACTTTCAACCAATTATGAAGGGGGTTCATTTATGAATACATTTCTAAGAAATAGAATAGAAGTTGAAGTTCACAATATGCCCCAGCCATTTACTTCCCATATGCTGAGAGTACATATGATAGAAATTTACGGAACTAAGTTCGCAGGTAATAGTAGAAGCATAGGATATATTCTTACTAGGATGGACAATATAGAAAGAGCAGGTAAGACAGAATGGAGGATTAAAGATGGAGTTTAATTTAGAAGCATATTATGGCTTAGTAGAATGGGCCACTAGCAAGGAAGGAATTTTAGTTGCATTATTAGCGGCGTATTTGGCTTGGTTTCTTATACCGGCAATACAGGCATCCTTTATTACCCCTCAAGGCGAAGAACCATCTAGCATTACTACTAAAGTAATAGTTTTCTTCGTGGTATTTGTACTGTTACCGCCTGTATTACTATTGGCTATGACTCTAAATTTTCTAGGACTACTGGGTGAAGAGGAAGGTGTGGAAGTATGAAAACCAAATACATTACAGTGAAAGTAGATTATGATTCAGAAGAAACTTGGGAAGTTTCTCTAGAAGAAATTAGCGAGATAATTTCTATGATGAATAATCTAAAGCGCAAGGCGGAGATAGTAGGAATAGAATCGGAGTTGAAAACATGATGATGGATAAAACCAATGAACTCCTAGAAGAATTGCTGGCTATGATAGCAAAAAGTAATAAGATATTGATGATGGTAAATATCGTAAACATAGCAACCATTATAACAATAGTAACGGTGATATTATGAGCGAAGAATTAAAGGAAGAAATTGTTAATCTAAAGAACAGGGTAAAGGCATTAGAGATGGATTTAAACTATCAGATAGAGCAGAACCATAACAATACAAAAATGTGGAATGCTATCTTAGAGATACAAGAATTTTTATCTACCAATGAACAGTGGTTCGTACACAAGTTGTGATATTATGAAGGAAAATAAAGCGTATTTTAATATGAATAAAAATTGTCGTAGAATCATTAGGGCTTTTGAAGAAGGAGAAGAGTCGGTCTTAACGACTCATCAGATATATTGTAGATTGCTAGAGCAAACTGGCACAACTGGCAAACGCCTAGTCAATTGCCCTAGTAGACAGACTCTTGCCCAAACCCTAAATAAATATCCCTTCTTTGAAAAGGCTGGTATGTCTAGGGAGAAAAGCATAGGTGGTAACGGTATGGATGTGTGTCTTTGGCGAATATCGGCGGTGAAATAATGGGAAGGGGGAATATTAAATCTCTAGATTGGAAAATCGCAGATGCTAGTTTAGACATAGTTCTATCGGAACTCACTGTAGATGAAATATGGTTAGAAGACTTGACCTGTTTTGTTATAGATAAATATGTTCAATTAAGCCGACACCATATTATTCAGTACGGCACTTACCCCAAGAAAAGATTCCAAAACTGCGTCACTAAAAGAAGACTATTGGAAAGAGGATGGGAATGTAGGCGTAGACATAAAAATTTTTTTATTACTATTGATGGGAAACCTAAGCCCTTCTCAAAACAGCAATCTAAGGCATTTAGGATAGGTGAAGAAGAATGAAAGTAGTATATGGACACACTGATTCAATCTATGTAAAAATGGATTCTATTGAAAGAGGAAAAGAAGTAGTACAGGAAATTAATCTACATGTTAGAGAATCCTTCCCTAACCTACTAGGATTAGGAGAGCATCCAGTGACCTTAGAGTTTGAGAAATACTTCTCTAGGTTGGGAGTTGGCTCTACTAAAAATAGAAACGCCGGTTTAATTTCATGGAAAGACGGATATGAGTTAGAAGAACCGGAATTCACTATGACTGGCTTCACTGCGAAGAGGATTTCAGAAACTCCACTGGCTAAAGGCGTTCAGATTAAGGTTTTAGAGATGTGGCTTAACGACCACACCTTCAAAGAAATAAATTCGTGGCTTAATGCAAAGTACACTAAGATAATAAATAGCGATTTTGATAAAGTGGATATAATTAAGCGAAGTAGGCTTAAGGTAGAGAGATTTTCTGTAAAATGTCCGGATTGTAATAAGAAATACGAAGTAAAGGAGTGCTATGCTATAGATTATTGCGAAAAATGCGGAGTCTTGAAAGAAAACTTCGTTACTTTGCAGAATAAGAAGCCTTCCTTCGGGGAAGGAGTAGGAGGAGTCCTATATGGAAGGGAAAAACTCAACATGGAATACGATGACTCTTATTTATTTATGAAGGTAAGAGCAAGCGACACATTCACTCACCCATTGACGGGTGAATTAAAGTCGGCCGAGTATTTTTCGGCTACTACGCTTGAAGATTTTAAAGATGTAGTGCCGGACTTAGCATATTACGGAAATGTAATAATAAAAAAAGCAGAGCCTATCTATCGGGCTATGGGTTGGAATACAGATTCAATCCGAACAGGTAGAATGCAAACAAGTTTTGATGATTGGTGGTAATAATGAATTATGAAGAAGAGATTAAAAATATGGATGAATATACATATCAGTGGAATGCTGATGATTATGAGAACGAAGATGAGCCGATTCTGAAGATTACAAAATCTTCTATGATGTCGCATCTTTGGTGTCCCAAGAAATATGAATTTGGATATATACAAAGACTACCGCAAGACCAAAGCGAAGCAATGCGAAAGGGTACTGTAATGCATAATGCTAGAGAAGATTTCTTTAATGACTTTAGTATTGCTAAAGCAGAGACTCTATCACATGATGAGTTAGTAGATTACTGTACTAGTCTTTTTCCAGTAGATGAATACTTTGACGAATATGTTTCTATTGCTTCTTTCGAAGCGAATAGATTCTCGGAAGCAAAGACAGAAGATAAGTTAGAAGAATTTCTTCCAGCGTGTAACGAAGGTAAGTTTGATTGTGAGATTGTAATTAGTGCGGAAACTGACCCCAAATACCTTCTTAGGAGAGATTACAAAGTCCACCTACAGGGAATTATTGATAGGGTCTTTCAAGAAGGAAATGGATATATTCCTATGGAATTTAAAACTGGTAAGTGGACAGATGGGAAAGTTTCTAGCATGAGAAAGGAAATGGCCTTCTATAAACTAATGATAGACAATGCCAGTGAAGAAGTTCTGAAGCAAGCGGGACTGGAATCGAATGTTCCGGTAACGCATTGGTCTTGGTACTATCCAATATCGAATTATATTTATGTCGAAGAAGTGAAGAAGACTTCCATGAACGCTATGATGAAAAGTATCGCTAGATTGATTTATGCCTACGAGCGTAAGAATTTCCCTGCTAAGTTTTTCTACAAAACATGCGCTCACTGTAGTTACTTTGGTATTTGTGATTCGGCGCAAGAAGATACATGGGTGTGATTAAATGAGTGAAAAAAAACCAATGTATCTTTGTATGTATGCGTATATTTGTGGATGCCATACTATAATGTCAAACAATAGAGAAACTATTAGCGCACATATGAAGGCGGCGCATGGTTGGACTCAACAAGATTGTGATGATACAATGATGGGTGATGAGGAATGATAGATTTATTAATAGAAGCAAAAGTAATTTCTAGGGATTGGACATTTAATCAAATATCCGATTTAAAGAATACAATAGAAGTTTTATCTTTAGAATTGTATTCCGAAATGAAACTATCTGAAAGATTTGAATTGATTAGAGAAAGTCATGTCCATGAAATTTACATCGGTATGGCCTTTGAAGATGCGTTTAGAGAAGTAGTTATGACGCATCTAAGAGGAGAAGTCGCAGGTAAAATAAAAGATATGCTAGGAAAAGCAACAATAAGGTTTGGTGATAACAATGAAATTTCCGAGAGAAGTGTGGGCGGGAAGCCACATAAAGAACGCTCCTCAGATGAAAAGAAAGATAGTAAGAACGAAGAGTGAATATACTGCGTTTGTAAGGGCGCAGAATAATCGCACTAATGTTTATACTACTGTCTATGATTTTGAGCATTTTAGCGAGATGGCTAAAGTTGATTCTAGCGTAATTCTAGATAGGATTTTCTTAGACTTTGATGCCCACGGAGAAGATTTGGACAATGCCTTCGAAGACTTGAAGATGGTAATGGAATATGTGATTACTAATGACATACAACATTCTTGTTTCTTTTCCGGAAGAGGCTTCCATTTATTTTTATATGGCGAGCCAACGGATAATATTCGTGACATCCAAGCCTACTTTAGAATAATTAAAAAGTATCTAAAGAATAATACCAATTACGAAATTACCTTAGACGACAGGGTGGGGCAATCTACTAGACTACGAAGAGTACCTAATACTGTAAATATGTCAAGTAGAAGCGAAGCAGGTATTCCGTACTATTGTATTCCCATCTTTTATGAGGATTTGGCTAGGGGAATTTCCCACATACTGAAATTAGCAGAACGGCCTAGGCTCATACCTAAGAGGATAACAGGCAAGGAAAAAATATCTTGGCCCAAGTCTAAGCCATTAGAGTCAGTAGAAGGAGAAGTAGTGGCTACCGTTTTCAAGGGTAGGCTACCTATTCTTCCCTGCTTGCATAGTGCAATTATGGTAGAGAATCCTAGTCATATGGCTAGAGCATATCTAGTATCTTGGTACAGGGATTTACTGTCCGGTTGTAGTAAAGGACTAAGTAATTCTGAAAAGCAAGATATATTAGATAAAGTCGTAGAGGAAATTAAATGGATAGCCGAAACTCATGATGATGTTTGGCTTGATTGGGACGAAGGAGAGACTAGGAAACATGCTCGCTTTACAGTGTTTGGAGAATATACTGCTCCGCATTGTAAAACAAAGTTGATTCCCGAAGGGTATTGCATTGGTAAATGCTGGAGATACCCACATGAGGTGAAAGAATGAATATAGATAGATTAACACATGCAAGCATATGTTTAGATAACGCATTAGAAGAAGCAATGAATGGTAATCCTGAGAAGGCTCAGGAATATATTCGCAAGGCTAAAGCAAGTTTGGAGTGGTTTGAATGAAGCAATTAACATTAGATGATTTTGGATTAATTATGGAAGGGCAAACTAAGTTGAGTGATTTTAATGCTAGTGATAGACAGTAGAGAAAAGAAAGGTTCTCTTCTAGTAGACCTAGTAGAAAGTAAGGCCAAGTCTTTAAACATAAAAACTGAAAAGAAATGGCTTGAGATTGGAGATTATGTTTTCGATGATGTTTGCTTTGAAGCAAAGTCTGTAGTGGATTTTATTGGTTCAGTTATGAGTAAAAGAATTTGGACTCAAATAGATAATATGGATAGATATTACAAGACCAATGTTGTTATTATCTACGGTAGTTTATCCGAAGGCATTAATAACATAATGGAAAATAGTCAATCTAAGTTGCCCCCTTCTGCTAGGGCGGTAATGTTGAATAACAAGTTTTTAGGGGCCATAGGGAGAATTACATTAGATACAGATTGTAAAGCATTTTGGGTTCCTACAGAAAAAGAAGCATCACTAATAATAACGGCAATATGCAAAATGAAACCAATAGAAAGGGAAGTAATAAGACCAGAAGTTTTCAAACGAATTACAACGGATGATTTGAGACTAGATTTACTAACAAGCATAAAAGGCGTATCAATCAAAAAGGCAAAGGAACTCATTAAAGAGTTTGGCTCGATTATGGAAATAGGGGAGCAAAGGCCTCACGAATTGACAATAATAGACGGCATTGGAACAGTCGTCGCCGAGAGGATAATTAAAGTTCTAAACAATGAAGGTAAGGTGAAAATATGAATTATGATGATGATGAAATAGAAATCCCCGAAGAATACTACGGGGTTGCGCTAGAAGAAAAAATGCCTAGAGTGGTAGAAGATTGGAAGAAGACAGTACTAACGGTTTCTCATAAAAATGATATTCCGGCTATGGCTTCTTTCTTTTCTTTACTTGGTCAAATTACTAAAGACTTTATTAGAATACCTAGGGGAAAGAACACTGAAGATAGCAGAATACATTTCTGTTGGATGCAGACATCCGGTACAGGTAAAAGCACTCTATGGAATTTTATGGGGCCGGTAAGTAAATCCCTACATAAGAAAATAAATGACTTTGAGGGAACAGGAGGAACTGATTCTTCCGAAGTATATATTCCTAAAAAATATGACAATTTCGATGTTGTAGAATATACAGATGCCGCTTTAATTGGTTTCTACGAAAGGCTGAAAGAGTTAGATGAAAATGACGAACCTGTATTTGAAAGAAGGTCGGGCTCTTTAGAAGGAAATGGTTTAGCGCATTGGGATGAATTCGAATACTCCGGTGTATTTAAACAGAGTCAGCATAAAGAAAATATCATTGTTTATCTAAACACTCTAATGAACACCTTGGAAGGAGAGTCTTGGGTAATTACTAAGAAGTTAAAAGAAGGGCATTTGATGGAATGTATGTGCCAGCGTTCAGTTTGGGCTACCACTTATATTCCTAAACATCTTAAATCTGTAATAGCAGAAAAAGGGGTTCTACAAAGAATGCTGGTCTATGTTAGAGAAGTTCCGGAAGAAGAACAGCATGATATGAGAATGTTACAACTGAAGCAATCGGGTAAAAGAGAAGTTACCGAGGTAGATACAGAGAGATTTGCAAAGGCATTATTTACTCTTTACAAAGATGTAAAGGCAAGGTTCTTAGAAGTAGGAGAAGACCCCTTTAGTACTATTACTTATAGTGACGGATTCGCAGATGCTCTAATAAACGAATATATGAAAATGAGAGAATATATTAAGTCCTCTAGACCGGAGATTAGAGAAATCGCTCAGAACTTTATGACTAGAATTAATGTTCAACTCCTTAAACTATCTGTGCTATGCTGTATAGCGGAAAGAAAGTTTGTAGTAACGCCAACCCATGTTCGTCAGGCATATATTTTGACCCAACAATGTTATAGCACATTGGTAGAGTGGCTAGAACGAAGCCTAAAGATACAGAAGTCGGCCTTGGTTCAAAACAAGTCCGTTGTATTCATACAACAATATCAAGAAATGGTGAAAAGCGGAGAGGCGAAAAGTGATGGCTATGTCAGTAAACCCAAGTTATTCGAAAAGGTTCAAACCAAGGGAATATCTAGGGCGCAGTGTTATAGGGATTGGAAAATCATTGAAAGTCGATTTCAAATCGACACCGTTAGCCGTTCAGTATTTGTTAGGTTAAAAAAAGGAGATGAAAATGAATGAATTGGGAAAACCACTTTTTAGTGTTCGATGTTTCTAAAGGGCCGAAGGTCATTATAGAGGCATTGAATACTTATGGAGAAGAGGGCTGGGAATGTTCTTCTATGATTGCTGTAGCAAACACAAACATAGTAGTATTCCTAAAGCGAAGAACCGATGTAGAGGAAGAACCTAAAGATGAGCAAGCAGAAAAACTTGCTAAACTTTGGGCCACCCCTTCTAAAGCAAAGGAGTGATAGGAATGTCGGTATTAGCCATTGACCTAGAAACCAAAAATATGTCTTATGAGATAGGGGGCTTCGGCAACACTCACATGTTTAAGGTTTCTACGGTGGCTACTTGGGATGGGAATAGCGGTACGGTATATGTAGATGAGCCAGTAGATTCATTTGCTAAATCCGGTGTAGAAACTAAGCCACTATCTCAACTAAAGTATGACTTAGATGACCACTTGCAAAAGGGTGGGTCGTTGTTGGGTCATAATATAGGGGCATTTGACCTACCTATTCTTAGAGATTCTATGGATATTTTTTGTATTCATAAATATCTCAAAGAAGAAAAATACATTGATACTAGTAAACTCTTGGTAAAGGGACATGGAGAAAGATTCCAATTAAAAAATCTTGTGAAGTGTTCCCTAGACGATGCTAAGTTAATGGAAAGCGCAGACGCTCCTAAACTTTGGAAACAGGGAAACCATACCGAAGTAGTGGAGTATTGTTTGAAGGACACGCAATTGGTTTATGACCTATGGAAGTATGGTCAAGATAATGGATTTGTAAAAGCCTTCTCTACAGAGAAAGAAGAATTTTTGGAATTAGGAGTTGATTGGTAATGGACACACTAGAATGGTTTGGTCTAATCATTTTCTTGGTAGTCGTAACGCTACTATTCTTCGCAGCATTCGGTGGTTCTAAACTATCGGATTCTAGCGTCGAAGAGTATCTAGCACGACTAATGAGGGAAGATGATAAGCGTGGGCCTTAAGAAAAAATGTAGGTACTGCGGCTCGCTTACTATAGCGAAGCGTATGCAGGGTTTTTACTTGGGGTCGAATGACAAACAAAAACTTTGGGAATGTCGAGACTGTAGAGGAATTTGGTCAGACAAAAAATAATACTAATGGGTCGAGGGCTCACTTTAACGAGTGGGTCTTCGGCTCATTTTTTTTATAGCGTTTTTTTCAGAATATGCGATTTTAAATCTATTAGGATAATATACTAAAATAATATTTTTTACATATAAAATAACTTATCCAATCTGATTAAACAGTGCCATTTTTAACCTTGGCACTTGGCACTAATCATAGTGGAATAGCAACTATCGCACATTGGATAGTTGCTTGTACGGTATCAACGCCATCATCTACCGTACATGTAAGTTCGTAAAGACAGTCATTTGGTGGGTCAGAAGCACTAGCCGGAATTGTTCCAGCAATACGCAATGTATTGTATCTAGCCGCATTTGTTGTTCCAGCAGAACTAACGCTGAATACATTATTAACATCACGAACTTCTCCGTGTTGCCAAGAATAGGTATAACTACCGCTTCCACCCGTAGCAACTACTGAAATATCCCATATTGGGACTCCGCTAATACCAGTAACAAATGCCCCACTACCGGCAGGTACAGCATGTTCTACTAAATCAACTAAAGGGGCAGAACCATCTATAACGATTTCAGCCGCTAAAGGAGAACCTGAAGCATTTTGAACAACACCAAATTGCCAATGTAGCCCCATTTAATCACCCAATTCTTATCCAAGTATTATTTCCACTACAAACAAATGTAGCCGCTTTATAGGAGTCTATATCATCTAAAGCGGAAGCCGCACCGCCATTAATAGTAGCCGAATTAGAAACAGCGATTTGTGCGCTAATGGCAGAACCAGTTTCATTAAATACAGTAAATTGGACTCCTACACTTGTGTCATTATTAATAGAAGGTAAAGTTAAATTAGAGTTAGCATGTTCAAATATAACTAATGTTCCTGAATCTCCAATAGTAGGAGCATAAGTAGCCGCCGCCACAATAGCGGTTGTTACTCTAGAATTAAGTCCAGCATGAGTAGTAGCATTAGCAGTAGTGTCAGGTGGCCCTACATTTGCTAACTCTGTTGAAACAACATCATCATTTTCATTTATTAAAGATACTCCAAATTTAAGATTACCTCCTTTATCTCCGGTTCCGTGGTCTTCAGTTGCATTAGCGGAAATAAAAGCAGAAGACTCTAAAACAGACGAAGGGACATTTCCATCTGTTGAATCGAAACCAATACCTCCCAATAAATCTCCATCAGTAGTTGTAGTATCTTCTCTTACAATCATTAGTCCATTAAGACCATCAGCACCAGTATGAGAAAGTTGTAGTTTATTTTTGGGAAGACTTGTTCCAATACCAACTCTATCGTTACCTGCATCTGTTCTAATCAGAGAAGTATCTCCCATACCTTCAACTATGAAATCAACATCGTATTGTCCATCATTAACATGAACACTACCGGAAGAAGTGCTACTGCCTTGAACTAAAAGCAATCTTCTTGAATTGCCTTGGTGCATTACATTAAAATTAAACTTCCCTCCTTCTTGACCATTTGTTACATATCTTGATTCTACGAGAATGTGAGCATAAAGAGTATTTACACCGGTACTATCTTCTGCTTCAAACCTAATTATACCTATATCATCTATTTCTGAACTTTCAAAAGTTAGAGTGGTGTTTGTATTTGTAGCGTCAGTGTCATGACTAATTGTAAAACAAGTAGAGTTGTTAATTGCTACTATTGTTACTGTGCTACCTGAAGGAATACCTGTTCCTGTAACGGTTAAACCTACAACAATGTTGGCATTAGCGACATGTGTAATATGTCTAACACTTGTGCTTGAACCATCAGATAATCCCGATGTATGGTTAGTATCACAAGTAGCGTCAGTAAATGATGCTGGATTTGTGAGTGCATTAGGAGTTGGACTATTTTTTCTCAATACTAACGAAGGTTCATCCTCATCAGTATTAGTGTTTTCAATGAGCAATCTTGGTTCTAGGGAGTTTGCTGATTTAAGATGCAGTAATGCTGTAGGGGTATCAGTTCCAATACCAATATTCCCTTCATCATCAATTCTCATTCTTTCTGCTAATGTTCCAGCATTAGCAGTAGATAATACTAAACTTCCATCATTAACTCCATCTGCATCATTAACTGCGCTAATTCTTGCACCGACATAAGAAGTAGGGCCGTGAGAATCATAATTTTCTAAATCAATTCTTGCATAATCCGTACCCGCAGCGTTTCTTGCCCCTTCGATACTTAATGTTCTTGTTTGTCCTGAATCAGAACTTCTTGAAATTGCCGTATCTCCACTAACTTCTAATTTTGCTGTGGGTGCTGTTGCCCCAATACCCACTCTTGAAGATGAACCATCTATTCTCATTACTTCGGTAACAACACCACCATCGTTTGCTTTGAAAATAATATCTTTATTACTGGTTACATTCTCTATAATAGCATCATCAGAAGAAGTAGACATTTTCAAATCAGTACCTACTTCTAAAATATCCTTTGCTTGAGTTTTTCCATCCCCCGTAACTACAAATTTATTATTTCCACTATCGTCTTTAATTACTACTGCGGTAGCATCAGTATCAGTACCTAATTGTAAAATTATTTGGTCATTAGTATCTTGGTTATCTATTGTAAAATCGCCCACTGTATTAGTAATAGTAGTTCCTGTTGCCGCACCGGTTATACTAGCAGTAGGAGTATAAATCTTATTTGGGTCAGAACCAACACCATAAGCAATACTCAAACTATTAGATTCTTTATTTGTAGTAAAGTATTGAATTAATCTAGAACCGGCGGAAGTCCCACTAGAGTATTCTATCATTGCAACAATAGTATCTCCGAGTTTGAATTCCGGAACTCTTTCGTTAGCGGCTGGTGGCCTTAGATATAATTCATTTACAGTTTCTCCACTTTCTCTTCCATCGGCCACTACTAGCAAATGATAGCCTTTAGCATAAGTAGTGGTTAATGCACTATCAGCAAAAGTCTTAGTTCCGACAGCATGATATTCCCCATTCCTTAGTATTTTTCCAGCCGCTACAACTAGATTACTGCCCGTTTGATTTATGTCAAAATCCGTACCAGTTTTTACTACTACATTCCCTGCCGCCATCTGATTCAGTGCCTTGATTAGTCCCGAATGTGGGAAGTCTACTGTATCTACAGGCTGAGTTAAACTTGTACCTGTGGCATTTTGTGTTATGTAGTGCGGGTTTGTTGTATTAACCATTTTAGTTCACCTCTATTGTTAAGAATAGTTCTAAAGTTTCGGATGCTGTAAATGGGCCGACTCCATCGAAATTGACCCTCGCTATCATCTCGCTACTTGTCTTAAATATGCCCAACTCTCTTATTACTTTTCCAGTAATGTTGCTACCAGCACAAGTAACTTTTATTTCTAAAACATTTAGATTTGATTTTTCCTTTGCTATTGTTACAGTTGCTCCGCTAGGCACATCTAAAGTAGTTGACCTAGGGCTAGTTGAGTTTCCACCGTAACCTATTTGTGCGCTAGCGGCTAATGTGCTTTCTATGTAACTAAGTACTTCTGCTTTCATTTCATCGGTAATCAATATTCTTCCTCCACTAAATTGTCAATCGTTGCACCGCTATTGAATCCCATTGGGGTGGTACTAGTATTTAGGGCTGCCCCGAATCCTAGAGTCAAGCCGTCTGAGTTTATTCTTCTAACTAAAAGTTTGCTAACTTTAATATCAAGGGAATCTAATATATCAAAGGTTATCGCCCTTTCATCAAATTCTTTAGCCCTAATATCTGCGTGTATTTTTTTATTATCTGAAAGTAATTCAGCAAATCTATCCTCCAATTGTTTTGTAAATCTGCCTAGTTCTAATTTAAGCATACCAGTAAAAGTATGTTCTATTTGTAATACAATGTATTCGTCTAGTTCTATGCCTTCCCTAGTTAGTTCTACATTGATTATATCTCCGGCCTGTAATTGACTAATGTTATTATGGCCAACTGTAATATTTAGTCTAACATTGTCAGAGGAATGTAGCCTTAGCAATTCCAGTGCCCTTTTATTTACTGCCTCTTGAGAAGTTAATTCAGATTCATATACTTCTAGGGTTTTCCTACCTAGTTTGTTTATGCTTCTCAAATCCTTTCTAGAGCCCTTGTGTACTTTACCATAAACAATCACTTCGTTATAGAAATCAAATACAGATTTAACTTTATTATATTCGTATATTTGGTAGTCTCCATTATCGCTAAGTGTTACCTTGGGGTAGTTTAGTTCACTAGTATTATTTACTAATTTAAAAGTAGAATCTGCTATTTCGTATGTTGAGGAAGCAGACGGGTCTTCGATTAAGACCATATCTTTTTTAGATAGAATTAAGTTAATTGCAGAAAATAAATCAATCCCCTTATAGTTTGGTGCTAAGAAATATGGGAAGTCGCTATCTTCAGAAGTGAATTCTATATCATTTGTTTCTAGCAGGTCGTTGATTAAATCAGTACCCTCGTAGCAAATGTCTACAACGCTACCAATCATTCCTCTTTTAGCAGCAGCAGATACTTGTCCGTTTACGGTTAGTGTGATAGGTTCACTAATAGATGCTACCCCCAAAGTTTCTTCCATCTTATCAAAGGATAGGAAATGCCCTATATCGTCTCCATTATCAGTATAGGTCATAGAAGTCTTGTAAACATTATCTCCATCAGAGACAGCCACCGTTAAGTCACTATTAGGAGTAAGTAAACTTTCCATTTTATCGGGGAATCTCTGCAAGACCCACTGTGAATCAGACTGGGCATCCATATCTAATGCGACATACATAGAAAGAGCCGCCTCTTTACCTCCTGTGTTATGGAATCTAGTAAAGGAGCGACCTCCACTTTTATTCCTAACCATATAAGAATTGATTTCGCTAGGGTCATAACAATTATCTTCTCCACTAACTTTAGTGTATGCGGATGATAGAGTATTCAACCTAATTTTATTAGGTGAGTGACTATAAAAGCACACATGATTAGGCTGCATTATTCTGTAAAAATCGGTAACTATTGCAGTATCTAAAGTTAAGATATGTCTTTCAGTAGAATTGGTAGTGTCTATTTCGTGAGAAATTACATACGCTATGACATTAGGAGTTTGTTCGTTTAGTGAAGGAGTGTTTGCTAATAGACTGGAATATGTTTGGACAGTAAAATTCTCATCGTAGTACTTCCCTTTTTCTGAAACCAAATAACATCCGGTTAAATCATTCATTAATCTTAGAGATTTTCTATTTATATTAGCGAAGGCTACTGAATCAGCAGTACCCGAAGTGTCATCTTCATCAAAATAAGTTATACTAGTTATATCAGTATCTAAATCAATAACATAACTATACACATTTCTATTTCCAGCCGCTTTATTAGTATTGGTTGCAGAAGAAGTAAGATATAAACGGGGCTTGAATCCCAACATTACCCCATCTGCATCTTTCGCATATGTTCTATTTGCGTGAGAGCCCACTCCGTCTTCGTGCTCGGCAAAGTCGTTTAGTATTCCCATTCCAACTAGGCAAAACGGGGTAGAAGAACTTTGGGAACTTCTAAAGGCTATAGAACTAATAGCACCGGCAACGGTTCCCTTTGAAACCAAACTGCCTCCACCTTCTTCAACATCAAACCGGTCTAAAAATATAGGTAGAAATGGATTATACAAACATTCGTTTCCAGCAGGTGCGCTATTATCGGGCTCGCCCAAACTTCCATGAAACAACTCAAATAGTTTGAAGGGATGGTCACTAATACCTGATGCAGACTGGCTAGTGTCTCCTAAAATGCTAGCCGCATCAAAATCAATAGGAAGATATGAATTAAATGTTTTAAATCCATTAATAGTGCCGCCTTGGTCTAGAACTACAGTGTTCTGCCTACTCCAAGCACAGGTTCCGTCACCATAATGTCCAGACCCAACATCATTTACGATTATAGACTTCATCATATGTGGTTCCTTTCTAAGTTGGACAAATGTATCTTCCTTTCCATGCCCCCGTATAGTAGAAACCCTACTGGTAGCCGAACCGTCAGCATTTCTCATAGTTCCTAAAGCATACAAAGTGCCAGCAAAATAAGCCGTACCATTTGTTTTTCTAGCCTTATCCATTAGGACTATTTTCCAACTACCGCTGCTTCCTTCTGTAGCGGCTACCTCCCCAATATATCTTCCATCGGAATCTGCTATTATTTCTCTCTGCCCTGTTAAGGTATTAGGATTTACAGAAGTATCTGTTGCAATATAAGAACCGAAGGTTAGAGTCTGACTACTCTTACTCCCTCCAGTAGTAGAAGAAGATAGTACGAAATGAGTAGCATCGGTAATGCTAGCAATAGTAGCACCGGTTGGTATTCCATCCCCGCTAACTGGCATTCCTGCTTTTATTGATGTATTAGAAGAATGGGTTATGGTAGTTCCATTATTATAAGAACAGCCAGCCACCGTATAATCGTTGTAATCTCCCGTAGCGACTTGAGAAGTACTTGCAAACAAAGTACCTAGAGTATCAAAGTCGAAAGCCGAATACTTGAATTGGGGTAAAACTCTGTCTTTAGAAATTATATTTTCGGGGTCTATTTGATTGAAAGCCCAATCGAAAACTACTTCGGTTAATCTCATTAAAGAAAATCTCTTTAATTCTGAAATAGTTTTATCGGCAGAGATAATAGAACTAGAAGTGTAATTAGAATCGTTTAATGTTAGTGTATTAGTTTTACCGATGGTACTTTCCTTAATATCCGAAGAAGAAGTTTCTATAGGGGCTTCCAGTGCAAAGAAATTATAATTAGAAATTTCTCTAGTCTGGCCACTATACATTAGACTGTCCTTTCGTTCAGAAGAATAAGGATGTAGGTCAGAAGTACTAAAAAGAAACATTCTAGATATCTTATAGTCTAATAAGTCTAAATGGTCTTTGGTAGTAAATACATTCTCATGAGTACCCGCTACATCTGCCACTGTATTGGTTACGCTTGGGTCGTGAGTAAACAGAGTTCTTGTTAGGGCAACATTTTCTGCTCTTAAATTAGAATCGAAAAATCTAGAACCATATACGGAAGTATTTCCTCTAGATTCGGGAAGTAAGTGGGTACTAAAATGCGGAGCAGCATTCTCTCCCGTCTTACCAACTCCGATAATAGGATAGTCTTCGCTCCAATTCTCTATGTAGTTTCCTAATCCAAATCTATAGGAACTGGCGTAATATGGAACTTTGCTTACGGTTTCTAAATAATACTCAGAAACATCTTTTATGTCAGTAGTGCTAGTAGTATTAATTCTATTATAGTTTCCTTTTTCTAAATTTATTATTCTAAAATAAGGAGAACCGTATTTTTCAGAATAATAAAACTCTTCAGCCATATCATCGTAATAGAGTGGGTAATTCATAGACAGGGTTTTGTATGTACTGTCTTCATTAACATGGGGACTTAGCAAAGATATTATTTTTCCAGTATGTAAATGTCCAGCATTTAGTAAAGCCAATTCATGAGTTAGTTTTCCTGTCTCTAAGAAAGTACTCTCTGCTAAAATCTGTATGGTGTGAGTGCTAATAGTGGAAGTTAGTTTCCTATCCAAGTAAACATAAATTGTATCGTGGTCTGTATGAAGAGTCACTGTAATGATTTTACCTAAGAAAACACCGTTGGCATAAACTGGTTTATTATGTAATTTTCTAGGACTAGCAGTAGTAGAAAGTAGGGCATCACTAGTAGTAGTTCCTCCTCCTGCGTCTTTATCAATTGTAAAATAAGTGTTACCGGAAGTACCTGTAGTGCAAGCCCCTAAATCTGTAAAGGTAGTATCTTGTGTATTTGCAAAATTGATATCTACTCTTCCTAAAGTTAGAGGCATATGCGGAGCAATTTCTATTAGTGTTTTTCCATCTGCTTCTTTAGTACTTAGTATAGAAAAGTCAATTAGCGTATTTATGGTATCGAAGGTTTGGAATGTTTTGCTCGCTGCGTTATCATCTAGCCTTGCTTGGAATG